GAGCCTGTGGCAAAGGCTGTTCCTGCTGTCAGACTTGACACCGCAGACCAGATAATCAAAGCTGCGGCAGGTGCAAAGAACGGAGGAAAGTTCGTGTCGCTCTACAGCGGAAGAACCGCAGGATATACCTCTCAGTCTGAGGCTGATATGGCGTTCTGCTCAATGCTTGCCTTCTGGACAGGCTGTGACGCAGAAAAAATGGATATGATATTCCGCTCCTCAGGTCTTATGCGTGAAAAGTGGGACAGGGCGCAAAGCGGTTCGACCTATGGTGCACTCACGATCCAGAAAGCCATTGCAGATTGTGACAAGACCTATTCGCCAAAGTTCGCAGGGGGATTTTCTCTTAACTTCAAGTCGCTCTCTGAGCCGATTTCTGTGGGTGCTGTGGAGCAGGAAGAAGCCAAGCCAAGACTTTATTCATTTGACGATACAGGCAACGCAGAACGCTTTGTTGACCTTTTTGGTGAGCAGGTGAGATACTGTTATACAGACAAACGCTGGCTTTGGTATGACGGCAGAAAGTGGTGTACCGATATGACAGGCACAGTTAAACGTCTTGCTGACAAGGCTGTGGCTTGTATGGCGGCAGAGGCAAAAGTGTACGCTCAGCTTGACGCAGACGAGGGAACGGATATGGCGAAAGCCTTTGAAAAGCATATGAAGTCCTGCCGTTCTAACAAATCAAAGAACGCAATGCTAAGCGAGGTCATGCACCACGTTCCTGTTCTGCCTGCTCAGATGGACAGATTTAAAACTGTTCTCAATACCCCGGGTGGAGTTATCGACCTGCGAAGCGGCGGCATATCTCCTCACGACCCTATGACATATCTGACGAAAATGACAGCCGTTGAGTATTCAGAGAACGCCGATTGTCCTCGCTGGCTTGCCTTTCTTGACGACATTTTCAGAGGAGATAAAGACCTTATCAGATACGTTCAGAAAGCTGTGGGATATTCCCTGACAGGCTCGACCACCGAGCAATGTGCGTTCTTTCTATACGGAACAGGACGAAACGGCAAGTCAACTTTCATTGATATCATAAGGGATATTTTCGGGGACTATGCGGCAAATATCCAACCTGAAACTATTATGGTGCGTTCAAATCAGAGCACCGCCATAAACAGCGACATCGCAAGGCTCAAAGGTGCAAGGCTCGTGACAAGCGTTGAGCCTAACGAGGGTGTTCGTATCAACGAGGGTCTGCTCAAACAGCTTACAGGCGACGATACTGTTACGGCAAGAAAGCTTTACGGCGACGAGTTCGAGTTCAAGCCTGAGTTCAAGCTTTGGATGGCGACAAACCATAAGCCTGTCATCAGAGGAACGGATACGGGCATATGGCGAAGAATTCATATGATACCCTTCACTGTGCAGATCCCCGAAGAAAAGATAGACCGCAGGCTGAAATACAAGCTGTCGGCGGAGCTTACGGGCATATTCCGCTGGGCGGTCGAGGGCTGTCTGCTGTGGCAGAAAGAGGGGCTTAAAATGCCTCGTGCCGTCCTTGAAGAAGTGAGGGAGTACCGCCGTGAAATGGACGTTATCTCTGCATTTGTTGAGGATAAGTGTACTGTGGGCAAGGGTCTGAGTGTGCAATCAAGTGCATTGTATGCCGCTTATCTCAGGTGGGCAGACAGTGGCAATGAGTATAAAATGTCGAATACCAAGTTTGGACTAGAAATAGCCAAAAGATTTGAAAAAGTAAAAGGCAGAAAGTATAACTATTACTCAGGTCTTACGCTTGACGAACAAATATAGGTGGAGGGTTTACTCTTTTGTGGTGGGTTTCAGGGTTTTTCTAACCTTTCGTATTAGAAAAATAAAAGAATATATATAAAGAAAGAGTTCTTGAAAAACGGCACAAACCTACCACGACCCTCCGCAGAGGGGGTATCAACTATAAAAACAGATTTCAAAAGAATGTCACAGGAAGAGTTCGCAAGATATGAAGATATGGCGATAGATGGCAGGCTCATCTATGACGAGTATCCTGCTGAGGAATATAAGTATTTCTCGCAGTTATCAAGACTTGGCTACAAGAACAGGCACGAGGGGTGGTCGAAAGAGATATGCGAGGACAAGCAGGCAGAATATAAGCGAGAGTATCTTCACAGTAAAGAGCGAAACGGCAGGTTTTTCAGGCAAGCCTGCATAATGCAGGAAAATATCCGCAGAGGGCAGACAACGGTCTGGAAGATAAACAAAACGCAGGACAGGGAAGAAAAGCTCAAATACGCATTGCAGGCACTGGAGCTGATACTCTGCGACGAGGGGCTTGCGAAACATAACGGAGTAAACATACCTGAATATGCAGGCTGTGAATACTGCAATGGAGTGACAGAGTGGAGTGAAAAGCTTGGTGCAGACGGCAAGGAAGTCCGCTTTGAATTCTGTCCTGTTTGCGGAAGAATGATCGAGGAGGGATAGGGATTGACAGCAGAAGAATATTTGAACAAGCTGGTGGATATAGACAAGCGTATATCGGCGATAAGGCGTGCCATAGAAAAATGCTATGCAAGGGCTGAGAGTACATCGCCGCAAAACTCCGATATACCGCCCAGCTTTACAGGCGGCACGTCAAGAAAGATAGAAGACAGCGTTGTGATGATAGCGGACTATAAGACGGAGCTTGAAAAGCTTTGCAAAAGTTACGAACAGATGTCATACAATGTATTGTGTATCACGGACAGTATGCCTGACAGCAGACTTGCGGCGTTGATAATCAACAAATACATAAACGGAATGTCATGGGAACGAACAGCTGAGGCTCTTGACCGTGAGGCAAATTATACTCGCAAGGTGCTTGGTCCAAATGCAATAAAAATGTTCAAGAAATTTTATCAGACACCCGAAAAAGCCCTTGTATCACCCCTGTCAAGAGAGTATAATGATAATATGCCATAACGGCAAAAGTTTCTTTGCGGACCTCCATAAAAAAGTCCGACGGGGCGAAAGCTCCGTATGCAGGTTGAGAGCGTGCCAGCTTGATATCTGCTCCAACATTTACTTAACTCCTTATAATATATTTGCGAGAGGCACTCCTATGGGGTGCCTTTTGCGTAGTGGGAGATAAAGCGTGCTATTATAAGTATGTGTATTGAATTCGTTAGTAGATCAATTTTCCTTATTAAATTTACAAATATTATTTTTTCTAAATAACCTATAAAATCGGCTAAGTTTATTATAATATATTTAGTTAATTTTTTTATAAAAAAGCATTGACATTTTCAAAATATATATTATAATAAGATCAAAGCAAATTGAATACTATATTAATTTGTTAAATTTAAAACAAGGAGTTGTTTGTATGACAAATGTAAATAATGAAAACGTAAATGAATTATATTGTGAAGTGCTTGAATTAATTGCAAGACATGGGGAATATAAGGATAAAAGTGACGAGTTTTTGCTTGAGTCATTCAAAGGCATAGTACAGAGAACCTTAGAACTTGGGTATAATTTTAAACTTAATGATCCTGTTATAAGTCAAAATCTCCAATTTATGCGTTTGGGTGATTTTACGTATGATGATAAGTATCGTAAGACAATGCTCGATATTAAATCGAGCAAGGATATTAATGATATTAATAAAAATATGGCTATCTATTTTACATACTTACAAAGAATCAAAGAGTATCATCATGAATTAGCATATATTATCAGAGATATGTTGTACACAATGAGCTAATGTAAAAACCGAGGTGAGGTGAATGCCGAATGAACAGAATTTAATACCCGGAGGATATGAGTTAACAGTCGAAGAACAGTCGAAAGGCGGTAAAAAGTCCGCCGAAGTCCGCAGGCGTAAAAAGACTATGAAGCAGGTAATGGACTTCCTGCTTGAACAGCCTGCCAATACCAGGGCGGACTATGAGTTTCTCGTGGAGCAGGGCATTGACCTTAACAGCCTTGACCCCGACTTCATAAATAATATGCTGCTTGTGAATGCGGCTCTTATGGCAAGGGCTAAGCAAGGGGACGTTGCGGCGGTGAAAGAGCTGCGTGACATTATCCGTGATGACGATATGCTCAAGCATAAGATAAAATACGATAACGCAAGGCTCAGGCTTGAAAAACAAAAGCTTGAGCCTGTTTCTATGCCTGATAAGGCGTACAGCGGTATCCCTGCGAGCCTTGTCGCTCCTACGTTCTCGCCTGTCCTGTTCGATATTGCAGAGCAGGAACATTCCGAGTATGTTTTCCCTGGCGGACGTGGTTCGACTAAATCCTCATTCTGCGGTCTGAACGTTATCGACCTGCTGATGAAGAACGAGAATATGCACGCCTGCGTCCTGCGTGCTGTGGCGAATACTCTTAAAGACAGCGTTTATTCTCAGATACTCTGGGCAATATCTGCACTTGGTCTTGATGATGAGTTTGCCTGCACAAAGTCGCCCCTTGAGATCACACGCATTTCAACAGGACAGAAAATATACTTTCGTGGTGCTGATGACCCGTACAAGATGAAGTCTATCAAGCCGCCTTTTGGCTATATCGGCATCGTGTGGTTTGAGGAGCTTGACCAGTTCGGCGGTGAAGAAGCTGTGCGAACGATAGAACAGTCTGTTATAAGAGGCGGCGAGAAAGCATATAAGTTCAAGTCTTTCAACCCTCCGAAGTCGGCTCAGAACTGGGCGAATAAGTACATCAAAGTGCCGAGAACGGACAGACTCGTTACCGAAAGCACTTATCTAACTGTGCCGAAAAAGTGGCTTGGCAAGCCTTTCCTTGATGACGCTGAATTTCTCAAAGAAACCAATCCCACTGCCTATGAGAACGAGTATATGGGCGTTGCAAACGGCACGGGCGGAAATGTTTTCGATAACGTCCTCATAAGAGAGATTACCGACGGCGAGATAGCACAGTTCGATAACATCTATAACGGCGTTGACTGGGGCTGGTATCCCGACCTTTACGCTTTTGTCAGAGTGCATTATGCCCCTGCTCAGCACACGCTGTTCATATGGCAGGAGTACACCTGCAACAAGACAAAGAACATTGATACCGCAAAGCATTTGCTGGAGCTTGGTATCACGGCAAACGATCTTATCACCTGCGACAGCGCAGAGAATAAGTCTGTTGAGGATTACAGAGCATATGGCTTGCTTGCAAGAGGTGCAGAGAAAGGTCCTAACAGCAGGGAGTATTCATATAAGTGGCTGCAATCTCTGCGAAGTATCGTTATAGATAACAAGCGTTGTCCTGTGGCTTGCGAGGAGTTCATCAACTGCGAGTATGACAGGGATAAAGAGGGCAACGTTATAAGCGGCTATCCCGACGGCAATGACCACGTTATCGACGCCGTTCGGTATGCAATGGAAAGAGTATGGAAAAGGCGGGGTCAGTAAGCTATGGGCATTATTTCAAAAATAAGGGAGTGGATAAGCAGAATGCTTTCAAAGTCAGATATAAAGGGCGTTTACGGCATTGATATCGCCGTGACGGACAGTATGATAAGAGCTATTGACAAGTGGGATAGAATGTATGCAGGTAATGCAGCACCCAAGGGAGTTCACTCTCTGCGGCTTGAACACGCTGTTGTGAGGGAGTTTGCAAACACGGCTATCAATGAAATGACCCTGAAAGTTTCCAACGATAAGCTTGATGCCATAATGAAAAACGCCCTTGAAAACCTCAACAAAAATCTGCAAAGAGGTCTTGCAACAGGAGCAATGATAATAAAACCGCTGGGTGCTGATAAGGTGCAGTATGTTCCACAGTCGCAATTTATTCCTGTGGAGTATGACGTGAACGGCAGGCTTATAAAGGTCATTTTCCCTGAAATAAAACGCATGGGCGATAATGATTACCGCATAAGGCTTGAATATCACGCTCTGGACTATGAAAAAGGGCTGACTATCACAAACAGAGCTTTCCGTTCCAATGACGGCGTGTCCCTCGGCGCTGAGATACCTCTCACGGCTGTTGCAGAGTGGGCGGAGCTTATCCCTAAGATAGCCTATCCCCTTATGCTGCGACCCTCTTTCGGCTATTATGTCAACCCTATCGACAATACAGTTGACGGTTCACATTCAGGAGTATCGGTGTTCGCAGGGGCGGAAGAAGTCATAAGAAAAGCTGATATCCAATTCGGCAGGCTCGATTGGGAGTTTGAATCTGGGGAGCGTGCAATAGACGTTGACGAGGCTGTGCTAAGACCTGTGAAAGACCCGTTCACAGGTAAGAAGTGTGCAGAAATGCCTAAGCTCAATGAACGGCTTTTCAGAGGGGTAAACGTGTCGGCTGGCACGAGCGGTGACTTTTATCACGAGTTCTCACCGCAGTTAAGACAGGCGGATTTTATCGCAGGACTTGAAGAATACAAGCGTGAGATAGAGTTTGCTGTGGGGCTGTCCTATGGGGATATCTCAAACCCACAGACAGTTGATAAGACGGCAACGGAGATAAAGTCCTCAAAGCAGAGAAAGTTCGATACTGTCACGGCGATACAGAATAATCTCCGTGTCTGCCTTGAAGACCTCTGCTATTCGCTGGCGTTTTATAATGGGCTTACTCAAAGCGGTTATGAGCTGTCTGTGAACTTCGAGGACAGTATCCTTGCAGATGATGAAACAAAGCGTGCAAGCGACCGTCAGGACGTTTCTATGGGCATTATGCCACTGTGGGAATACCGAATGAAATGGTATAGTGAGGACGAGGAAACGGCTAAGAAAATGACCTCCGACAGCACCGCAGAGGTGATAGAATAATGCTCAAAGCAAGCGAGATAGAGCGAACTTCAATGGTTCTTGATAAACCCCTGCGTGACCTTGAAATGCAGATAATGGAGGACATCGTCCGCAGGATAAAGATAAACGGCGAGATAACACGTTCGGCCGATTGGCAGATATACAGGCTTCACGAGCTTGGAATGAGCAAGCGTGAGATAAAGAAAGCCATTGCCGATAACCTTGACCTCTCCAAAGCTGAGATAAAAGAGCTGTACAATGATATCCTGCAAAAAGGCTATGAATGGGACGATAGCATATACAAGACCAAAGGCAAGGCACGGATACCCCTTGAAGAAAATGAGGGCCTGCAAAGGCTGCTGTCGGCTGTATCGGAGCAGACTTCGGGGGAGCTTAAAAACATATCTCAGTCACTCGGATTTGCAGTAAAACAGCCTGACGGCAAACTTAAATTCACGCAGGCGGCAGACTTCTATCAGCAGAGTCTTGACAACGCCATAATGGGCATAGCAAGCGGAGCGTTCGACTATAACACGATCATAAAGAAAGTCATTTCGGATATGACGAACTCAGGTCTTCGCACTGTGGACTATGCCACAGGCTGGAGCAACAGAGCAGACGTAGCCGCAAGGCGTTCGGTGATGACAGGGCTTTCACAGCTAACCGCAAAAATGAATGAGGACAACGCCAAAGAGCTTGGCACGGACTATTTTGAAGTCACTTGGCACAGCGGAGCAAGACCCTCTCATCAAGAATGGCAGGGCAAGGTCTACAGCAAAAAAGAACTTGAAACTATCTGCGGTCTTGGTACTGTGACAGGTCTGTGCGGAGCGAATTGCTATCACGATTATTACCCCTTTATCCCCGGCATATCTGAGCGTTCCTATACAGATGAGGAGCTTGCACAGATGAATGCAGAGGAGAACAAGCCTGTTAAGTACGGTGATAAAGAGTACACAAAGTATGAAGCTTTACAGCGACAAAGAAAGCTTGAAACTGCAATGAGAGCCCAGCGACAGAAGATACATCTTCTTGAAGAGGCAGGTGCTGATGAGGAAGATATCATCAACGCACGCTGCCGATATCGTGGCACTTCCCAAGAGTATACAAGGTTTTCAAAAGCAATGGGTCTGCCTCAGCAAAGAGAGCGTGTGAATGCCGACGGACTGGGGAATATCGGGGTGGGAAAAACCAAGATAGACTTGACGCAAAAAGATTACAGTGATATAATTGATATGAAAGGTAAGATGTCTGATATAGACGTGCGAAAGTGGTACAGACACCATAACAAAAATATCCCTCAGCTTATCGACAAAAGCAAGTCTATTGAAGAACAGGCAAGACAAGCTTGTGAACTGCGTAATAAGTATCGCTTTCAGGCAAGAGAGTTAATGGAAGATCAAAAAGCTCGTAAAGCCCTTGACCAGACAGACCCTATCATTTCTTTTGAAGACTTGGTGTCAGATAAAATGGCACGAAAAAACATGAGCAGAGAAGATGCTGTAGCAGACACTTTGAAGACCGCTGTAAAAACACGAAGATCAGTAGATAAAAGGTATGGATTGGAGGATCGCAATGAAGAAATATGAATACAATATTTGCACGGCTGCGGACAAAGAAATTTTTGATAAGCAATGTGCGGCATTGGAAAAGCATATTCCAGGCATTGAACGGTCCGATATGCTGACAGATGTTGACGGCTCGCAAACGCAGATATATGAATTAAACGGAAAGAAGATAATCGTACACAACAGTTATTATATTGACGCTGTGTACATTGATTCAGAAGTTGAACTTACAGAGTATTTCAAATGATAATTTTACCGCTTGACTAAGGTCGGGCGGTATTTTTATACCCAAATATCGGAACTAAGCACCTTAACGGGTGCTTTTTTCATACCATTTCGTCCTTGATATGACGTTAAACTGTCAGACTTTCACACCGCAGACAGGGCGGTATATAAGCTATGTAGAAAGGACAAACATATGAAAAACATTTTTGAGATCCTTGCCGCTCTGGGTATCGTTATCCCTGAGGACAAGAAACAGGACATCACAAAACAGGTGGCAGAGAATTATAAGACTGTGGCTGAGTTTGAAAAGGTGAAAAGCCGCCTTGAGGTGGAGCGTGATAACTATAAGGACAGCCTTGATACCGCACAGAACTCTCTCAAAGAATTTGAGGGCGTGGACGTCAAGGAGCTTAACGGCAAAGTCGCACAGCTCACCGCTGACCTTGCTAAGAAAGATACCGAGTATCAGGCGAAGATATCTGATATGGAGTTTGACGCTACCCTTGATAACGCTATCTCGGCAAGCAAGGCAAGAAACGTCAAGGCTCTTAAAGCTTTGCTTGATGTGGAAACTCTCAAAGCTTCCAAAAATCAGGCTGAGGATATCAAGACGGCTATCGAGAACGTGAAGAAAGATAACGATTATCTTTTTGAAAGCTCCGAGCCTATCAAGAACCCGGTTGCTCCCACAGGGACGCCCGCCGCAGGTGAAGTGAGCAAGGAAACCTTTGCAAAAATGGGGTATATGCAGAGGTTGGAACTTAAACGAACAGACCCCGAAAAATACGAACAGTTGAAAGGATAGGATATTATGAAAATGACAAATGGCATTAGAATTTCTATGCAGTATTTCGCAGAGCAGACAAAGATCACCGACCTTATCGACCCTGAGGTAATGAGTGATATGATCGACGCAAAGATAGAGTCTAAGATAACTGTATCTCCCTTTGCGAAGATAGACAGAACACTCGTTGGCGTGCCTGGCGACACTATCACAGTGCCGCAGTATAAGTATATCGGCGACGCAGTTGATGTTGCAGAGGGCGTTGAAGCCGAAACTGTCAAGCTTGAAACAGACTCCACTCAGGCTAAGGTAAAGAAAGCCATGAAAGCGGTGGAGATAACCGACGAGGCTCTTCTCAGCGGCTATGGCAATCCTGCGGGTCAGGCGACTTCACAGCTTGCAATGTCTATCGCTTCTAAGGTGGACGCAGACAGCATGGACGCACTTATGAAAGCCCAGCTCATCTATGACGGCTCGGCTTCTGCTATCTCTTACAGCGGCATTGTTGACGCTGTTGACAAGTTCAATGAGGAACTGAACACCGAAAAGGCTATGTTTATTAATCCTCATCAGAACTCACAGCTTAGAAAGGACCCGAACTTCATTTCTGCCGATAAGTATGACGGCAATGTGGTCATGACAGGCGAGATAGGCAAAATAGCGAACTGCCGTATCGTTCCGTCAAAGAAAGTTTCACTTAACGAGGCTATCCCAGAACAGTATGTGAGAGTTGACAGCGATGCAGAGGGTGCAAAGGAAGTTGTTGCGGACAGCACATCTTCACCAACTGCTTCTCAGATAAAGCTCGGCTCAGTAACGCCTTGTGCAGATGGCTACGCTCCAAAGGTGGGTGACTATGTTGTAAAGAACGCCGCTGTCAAAGCTGGCACTTTCTACATATGCCCTATCATCAAGCTCAACGCTGATACTGAAACAGAGGACGAAACATCAGCTCTGACTATCTACCTCAAGCGTGACACCAACGTTGAAACAGAGAGAAGAAGCACAAAGCGCTGCACAGATATATCTGCTGACAAGCATTACACTGTGGCTATCTCAGACCAGTCAAAGGTAGTGCTTGCAAGATTCAAGAAGTAAAGAGGTGCGGCAGTATGAAAGCATATGCAAGCGAGAGCTATTATATAGGCGTTTATCTTTGCGGCAGAGAGCCTGACATATCTGCCGCTTTTGACTTCTATGCAATGCAAGCCACAAGCCTTATGAAGCAATATACCTTTGACAACGTTGACGAGAACGATATCCCCGAAGAAGTGAAAATGTGCTGCTGCGAGCTTGCGGAGAATATCTTCAAGGCAGAGCAGGAGGGCGGCACTCAGGGGGTATCTTCCGAAAGCGTTGGGGGTTGGTCAAAGTCATATGAAAGCTCAGATATCCGCAGGCAGAACGCTGACAGAGCCGTTCACGATATCGTGTACAAATGGCTCAGCGGAACAGGGCTGCTTTACAGGGGGGTGAGGTAAATGCTTGCAAACAGCGATTGCACGGTGTATCTTTTCGACAAGCAGACAGAGGGATTTGTGCGGAAGTATGCAGAGAAAGTTTACTGGTGTGAGAATAAATCGGGAAGTATCGTGAAAAGCGGTATGCAGACCTCAGACAGCACAAGGGTGTATTTCTATGACGATAATGCACCGAAAACCCCTGCAAAGGATATGCTTGTGAGAGGAAAATGCGAGTTTGAGTTCGATAATCAAACGCCGCAGAGCATATCTGAGAGCATGAAAATGTTCCGTGCGGAGTATGACTTTGTTACGGTAATGAGCATTGATGATTATATGTTCGGCGGTCTGCCACATATGGAGGTGAGCGTGAAATGAAGATAGGTCAGCCTATGGACAGCAGGGCTATCACTTGGGATAAGTCCTTTGCAGGCAAGTATTCAGATCGCTTTGATAAGGCTCAAAAGTTCATTGACGCCGAGTGCATAAGGCATATGGTGAAGTATACACCTACCCTCAGCACTAATCTGAGAAAGTCTGCCACGAGAGGCACAAAAATAGGCAGCGGCAAGATACAGTATCTTGCACCTTACGCACGCTATCAGTATTACGGCAAGCTTATGGTATCATCTGTTACAGGCTCGGCATACGCCCGACAGGGTGAAAAGAAAGTGCTGACGGACAAAGACCTTGTTTACAGCACTTTTAAAGAGCCACTTGCCGGTAAGCTTTGGTTTGAGCGAATGAAAGCCGACAAGAAACAGCAAATACTCAGAGGAGCGACGGCGATAATTGGAGGCAAAGCGAAATGAACATAATCGAGCTTGTGAAAGATATCTTGCAGCAGTTTCCGAAAATATCGGAGGTTTGCAACGATATCCATATCGACTTTACCGACGATACGCCAACAAATTACGGCTTGTCCTCAACAGGCGACAGCCTTATAAGCTCTGATATTCTGGGCGGTCAGACAAGACAGCATAACTTCATTCTCTATGCTGTGTATCAGTCTATGAACGACTTTGACAGAATGTCAAACAGCGGTGTGCTGCTTGAATTGCAGATGTGGCTTGAAAGCTATGCAGACAAGCACCGAGATACCACGTTCACTACCATAACAGAGGGCGAGGAAAGGACAGGCGTTCTTGAAAAGCTCACCTGTGCAAACGGAATGATATACGCAATACCAAATGAAAATACGAACGATACTGTGCAGTATCAATTGCAGATAGCGGCACAGTATCAGATATAAAAGGAGGAAAACATATGCCTGATTATTCATACAAGAGTGGAAAGCTCAACAGAAGTCATCTTCTGCATTATCTTGACACTACATTCGCAGCGGTCGCTTCATCACCAAGCTGGTATCTTCTCGGCAAGGACGTTGAGGACGCAAGTGTGGAGCTCAATCCTGACACTTCCACAAAGAAGAATATTCTTGATGAAACCACAGTTGAGGACAATGGCTATGAGCCTGAGTTCGACCTTGACACATTCTATGCAAAGCCCGGTGACGCACTTTACGAAAAGCTCAAGGATATCATGATGAATCGTCTTACCGGTGATGCCTGCAAGACAAGCGTACTTGAAGTCATCGTTGACAAGACCACAGGTGCGTATGACGCATGGACGGAAGATGTCATAGTCAAGCCGCAGTCTTATGGCGGACCACAGGGGGGCGTAAATATCCCGTTCAACTGCACCTTTGCAGGAAACAGAGTGAAAGGCTCTGTCACTTTTGCGGCAGGCGTGCCAACGTTTGCAAAGGCTACGGAAGAATAAACTATATGACAAACATATGAAAGCACTTCGTTCAGAGCGGAGTGCTTTTTGTTTGCCATAATACAGAAAGGACGATAGAAATGTCAATGCAGTCAATAGATTTTAACAGCGGCAATTACAAAGAGTACGCTATAAACGGCGACGAGAACAGAGTTATAAGGATAAACGTGTCAGACGTTGGTATCATCACAAGGATACAGGACGCTATGAGCAAGGCTGACAATATCGCAGAAGAAGTGTCAGAACGTGAGAAGAACGAGGACAGAACTCAGCTTCTCAAAGAGTATGACCAGCGTGCAAGAGAAATGGTCAATGACATATTTGGAACCGATGTGTGTACGGCGGCGCTCGGAAGCGTGAACGTGTTCTCTGTGGCTTCAAACGGCAAGCCTGTGCTTGTGAACTTCCTTGAAGCGCTTCTTGTTGTGGTGGTGCAGGAGATAAAGTCAGCACAGACGGCGGCTCAGATAAAGCTCGAAGAAAAGGCGGAGAAGTACACCGCACCTGTTATCGCTCATCAACATATTGCTCAGCCTGTGGTCAACGTGGCGGAGCTTTCTGACGAGGACAAAAAGGCTCTGCTTAGGGAGCTGCTGAAATGATAGGCAACTTGCCAACAGCCCTTGAAATAGACGGCAGAGAGTATGCCATACGCTCAGATTTTCGGGCCATACTGCGGATCTATTCAGCCTTTGCAGACCCTGAACTTGACGAGCGTGAAAAGTGCTATGTGTGTCTTAAATGCCTTTACGCTGAGGATATCCCACGAGAGCATTTGCAGGAGGCTGTCAACAAGGCTTATTGGTTTGTGGGTGGTGGAGATGTTCCGCAGGAGAGCGTTCAGCCTGCAAAGACTATTGATTGGGAGCAGGACGAGAGTATTATTTTTCCTGCGGTGAACAAGGCGGCAGGCTTTGAAACGAGGACGGTAAAATATCTTCATTGGTGGACTTTTCTTGGCTATTTCAATGAGATAGGCGAGGGGCTTTTTTCGTCTGTTATAGGCATACGGCAAAAGCTTAACAAGGGCAAAAAGCTTGAAAAATACGAGCAGGAGTTTTACAGAAACCACCGCAATATGATAGACCTTAAACGAAAGCTCTCAGCAGAAGAGCAGAGGGCTGAAAACGAGGACAAAGAGTTTCTGAAACAACTGACGGGAGGTGAATGACAATGGCTGACGGGTGCTTGAATTTTGACACCAACATAAACAAAGAGGGCTTTGAAAAGGGCTTGAAAAGTCTTTCCGATATGGTGGGGGATATCAAGCCAAAGCTTAAAAGCCTTGCAATGGCTCTGACAGCTGCATTCTCCGTCAAGAAGCTTGTGGACTTCGGCAGGCAATCCATAGAAACAGCCTCAGACCTTGCGGAAGTTCAGAACGTTGTTGATACGGCTTTCGGAGAGTCCAAGCAGAAAATGGAGGACTTCGCTGACACGGCTGTTAAGACCTACGGCATTTCAAAGCTCACCGCAAAGCAGACAGGCTCAAACTTCATGGCAATGGCGGCAGGAATGGGTCTTGCCAATGACAGTGCAAGCGATATGGCTATGGCTCTTACGGGGCTGTCTGCGGATATGGCTTCGTTTTATAATGTCGGTCAGGACGTGGCAAGCACAGCGCTGAAATCAATTTTTACAGGCGAAACTGAGACCCTCAAACAGTTCGGTATCGTTATGACGGACGCCAATTTGCAGGCTTATGCACTTTCAAAGGGTATCACGAAATCAACTGCCGATATGTCGCAGGCTGAAAAAGTCCAGCTGAGATACAATTACGTTATGTCGCAAACGGCTCTTGCACAGGGCGACTTTGCAAAGACGTCTGACAGCTGGGCAAACCAGACAAGAATACTTTCTGAACAATGGAAAGAGTTCGGAGCGACTATCGGCACTGTGCTGATGAACGTTCTTCTGCCTGCTGTCAAGGCGATAAACAGTCTGCTTTCACAGCTTATATCTTTGGCACAGGGGGCAGCGAGGTCACTTTCAGAGGCGTTCGGCTTTGAACTAAGCAACAGTGCAGACGAGGCTCAAAGCATAGTGAAAAGCACCTCTCAGGCGGCGGATAATTACAGCGATATAGCCGACAATGCACAACAGACTCAGGAGGCACAGGAAGGATCTCTTGCAAGCTTTGACCAGATGAACAAGCTGAATGATGAGAGCAAGTCAGATAGCACTGGGGTCAGCGGAGCTGGGGAGATAATGCAGCCTTCCGGGACTAGCGTTGAGGTGGATGCGGGAAAGGCAAATAAAAAGCTGTCTGACTTTTTCAAATCAGCAAGAACTCAGTTTGAAAAGCTTGCAGACTATCTTGATAAGAATTTTAAGCCTATTTTCGCTGATATATGGAGCGGACTTGAAAGAGAGAGCATTGAACTTGCTCAGATACTCGGCGGCGTTTTCAGCGATATAAAGTCGCTTTCCGAACCGCTCAAAGCTTATTTTATAAACGATTTTACACCGCTTATGCAGACCGCTTTCAGCACGCTTGGCAAGATAGGCATAGGACTTTTTGACAGCTTCAACAAGGTGTTTTCTGATATCTGGAATGTGGCAGTGTTCCCTATACTGCAAAACTTTCTCACTGTAGGATTACCCCTAATGGCGGATTTTGGCACGCAGGTATGGAACACTCTCGGCGTACTGTTTGATAACATAAAAGAGATCTTCGATACCTTGTGGAACGGCGTTGCACAGCCTGTGTTGAACGCCTTGAAAACACTGTGGTGCGATACTTGGCAGAGCATTTCAGACTTTTGGAACGAGTGGGGACAGCCTATATTTGACGGCATAAACGAGGGTATAACCACCACAAAGAACGTATTCCTCAACCTGTGGGAAACAGTCTTGAAACCTGTGTTTGACAAGCTCATGGACGTGGCTGACAGCGTTTGGACGGAGCACTTGAAACCTCTGCTTGATGAGTTTCTCGACTTTGTTGGAACACTTATCACAAGCGTTCTGAGCATTTACAACAAAGCCATAGCACCCGTTGTGAACTGGCTTGTGAGCATACTCGGACCGATAGTCAGCAGTGTGCTTGGTAAGATAATAAAGACAGTGGGCAATGTCATAAGCAATATAATTGACGCCGTGAAGAACATCATTTCAGCACTTAAAGGCGTTGTGTTGTTCATAGCGGGAGTGTTCACCGGTGATTGGAAAAAAGCTTGGCAGGGTGTAAAGAAGATCTTCAAAGGCGTATGGGACGCACTTGTTGACATAGCAAAAACACCTATTAATTTGATAATCGGGCTTATAAATGGTCTGACAGGTGCAGTTGAGGACGCTTTGAATTGGATAATCGACGGCATAAACGAGCTGAGCTTCACGACGCCTGATTGGCTTCCCGGTGATCTTGGCGGTCAGACATTTGGCTTTGATCTAAGCCAAATTGATATCCCCGAAATACCCAAACTTGCCCAAGGTGCAGTAATACCGCCGAATTCTGAATTCCTTGCAGTTCTGGGCGATCAGAAGCGTGGTACGAATATCGAGGCACCGCTGGATACTATCACACAGGCTGTTTTGCAGGCTCTTGTGTCTTACGGCGGAGCAGGCGGAAATCAGAAGATAAGCGTTACCATACCGCTTACGCTCAATGGCAGGACTATCACACAGATAGTTATTGATGATATCAACGACTATATCAAGCGCAACGGCAGGTCGCCAATAAGGGCATAGGAGGTGCAGAAAATGAAGAGCAGAGGACTTATATTCGGCAGCGAAAGGGTCGCCACACCTGCGGAAGTGAGCTTTACAAACAACAAGATATGGTCGAACAATGCAGGGCGAACGGCTAACTGCAAAATGGTGGGCGATATAAGAGCCATAAAGAAAACTGTCACGCTGAAATGGTATCATCTCACAGGCGAGGAGACGGCAAAGCTCAATGAGTATATCTCCAACGTTGACAGTCCGTTTTTCAGTATCACGCTCCTTGATGAGACATTTCAGGAAAGCACTTTTGACGTTTATGCAGGCGACCCCACCTATGAGGTTTTCGGCTGGGATGAGAACAAGCAGTTCTGCAAAGGCGTTGCGGTGGACTTGATAATGCAGTAAGGGGGCGTTTGAATGTACAAAACAGGGGAGCTTGTCTCTCAGCGTATCGAGAGCTATTGCCGTACTTGGCGGCTGTGGATAGAGAATGCAGAGGGCGTTATATCAGGTGACAGCATTATGTCAGCTGATAGCTCCATGCAGGCAACAAGCCTTTCCGATGATATCGAGCTGGGTGCCGTGTGTTCGCAATCGTGGAACATGACCATAAGTGACACTGAAACAGCGTTTCTTGGTAAGGAGTATGACACATATCTGTATCTCGTAGACTACGAAACTAGCGGCATACTTTCAGACGAAAAGATACCAATGGGACGTTTCACCTGCGTGAAGTCGAAAAAGTCGGGCGGCAGTGTCCAGCTGACAATGGCGGATAGGTTGTATTTTTCGGATAAGCCGTATGTACCACATATCCCTATGCCAAACTGGAATAGATCCGTTGAAGACGACATATGCAGACAATTGGGCTTGCAAAACGGCAATGACTATACAAAGGTGCGACTACTGCGTGACAAGAACGGCAGAAGGTTGATAGATAAGAACGGCAAGGTGCTGTACTCAAAGTATTTCTATTTCAAGGTCAGCTCCGTGCCAAAGGACGTGACCATGCGCCAAATGTTGTCCTATCTGGCTTCTGCTCAGGGCGAGTTCGGGTATGTTGACAGGTACGGAAAGTACGTCCGAAAGTGGTATGGCAAGAGCGTGAAAACATTGGATAACAACACAATAGACCTACCTACGCTGTCTGAAAGGCAGAACGCTATCGTGGGCATTATCTGCAAAGTCGGTGAAGATGTAACGCTGTCGCTAGGCGTGACAGATACAACGCAGGGTAGAGTTCTGGAGTTTGAAAATCCATACATGACCGAATCACTTTTGCAATCTCTGTGGCGCAGGATAGGAGGTTTTTCGTGGTACACTACAGAATTGTATCACAGACTTGGTGATCCACGTTTTGATATTGGGGACGTGGTGACCTACAACAACGGCACAGACAACTATGATATACCGATAACGAATTTAGGATTTACCTTTGACGGCGGACTGAGTGCTGATATTTCGGCGGTAGGTCTGAGCGTTGAAGAACAGCTTTAAGGGGGCGAGATAATGGCTGATGAAAATTTGACATTGGCGCAGGATATCACTGAAAACGATTATCCGATGCAACACGCAGGCGAGGAAATCGATGAGATATTGAGTAGAGCCGGCAAGATACACTATGGTACTGTGGAATACAAGATGACGAAAGCGAATCCACTGATGCAGATACCGCTTGGACTGACCTTTGCACCTAAACAGGTAATAGCAACGCTACGGCAGACAGACACACCAACACCATATCAGAACTACTGCACCCACGTTTATGGGTCAGGAACGTCATACTATCTGAGTGTCTGCATGGGAGCTAATAACGGGCCAACATTGGAAACCGTTCCAACAGGAACATACTATGTTGACTATATTGCAATAGAGTAAAGAGGGGTGATTAAATGACGATAACATTAAATGCAGATTATGACGTAACACTGAACACTGCATTGCTGGGCTATGTCGGTGAAACTAATGCCCGTCCTGTGTCGGTCGAAGGGCTGACAGTAGACGGCGCAGACCGCTATGTGTTAACGATAGACTACGGCGACGGCACTGCCTATGAGGTCGATATCACAGACGGCACATGGACGCCTACTGCTGATATCTTGCGGTCGGCGCAGACAGTCAGCTGTCAGATATGTGCAAAAAAACTGTCAGGCGATGAGTATATTTTAGTTAAAAAATCACGCATTTTCCGTCTGAGAATAGGTGCGGCTATCGGTGATAATGCCGTGCCGTCACCTGATGTGGCGATGGACGCACTAGACCGCATAGACGCCATAGGTAAACAGGCGCACGCAGATATGCAGACAGCC